AAGTTTAAAGGTTGGATAAGTAATCATCCTAATCACAATCACTTCTCAGAAGAAAGAGTATGTCCAAGTTGTGCAAGTCATAAAGTTCAACAACGTGGTTATGCAGTATTAACTAACGGTAAATACCCAAGATTTCAATGTCAAGATTGTGGTTCTTGGTTTAGAGGTAACAAAAAATTAACCACAGACAAATCAGAAAAATTCGTCAAACTATAGGATTTATTATGCAACGTTCAGAAGTAGAGATTATCTGCAATCATATGCTAGGTAGAACTATCGTATCATGCGAAGCATTACATGGTGATAGCACTATTGTTATAGAGCTAGATGATGACTCTATTATAGAAATAAGTGGCGAAGAATTATCTCTATATGGTGAATTAACACCTAGAGATGACTAAAGACAGATTACAGTACCGTTAGTGTTTACTTGACATATTGTTACAGATCCGTCTGGTGCATATATAGTCGTAGTTTGACTAAAAGCTTTTTCTGTTCCAAATATTGCTAATGCAACCATTGTAAGTCCGAATATCCAATATATCTTATTCATCATCAAATCTTTCTAAAATAGCTTCTACTTCAGGTGGATTAATAGCATCTTCATCTCTTGTAGCTTCTAATAGCTTATTTTTATACCAATCAGACTTCTCTAAATCTTGTTGTGGGTTATCTTTAAATGGATAGCGTAAGTCATATTTAAGTTTACATCCTTTTAAATACCCAATGTATTCTTCTTTAGTTAAACGACTCTTAATCACATCTATTGCCTCTATACCGCCCACTAAATAATGTGGAGGTCTATTCACCATATCTACCATAACTATCCCCTTATAAAAAGTAAATCAATCACTTGATACGTACCATAAAAAAATCCTATTATACTACCAATTACTAAAGCGTATATAATATAATCAATTATTTTTAATATCCTATCCATTTACCATACTCTCTTCCTACAGTTACAGATACATAATTTCTATTTTTAAATCTTCTATCTAATATATCTTGATGTGTTAGCTTAGGTAAATTAAAATATCCTTGACTTTCTAAATACTTTAATCTTACTCTATTAGTCACACAATTTTGCACAATATCTTTAATGCTGCAATTAGGGTTTTGTTGTATAAAATTTACAATAAACTTTGCTTGTCTTTGATCATCTAATTTAGTGTACATCTTTTATTCCATGTAATTGTTCTATTAGTCTAGCAAATCTAAATATTCTGTCAAGCGTTAAAACAGCATTACCACTTCCAAATGCTTCTTTATATGCTTTGATAATTTGTTCTTGTGTAAGTGCTTTAGAGTCCATTGTAAGCCTCAGTTAATCTTTTACTATCATATCTTGACAATCCTTTATATTCTTCTACAGGTTCACCAGGTATTAATGGTGTTATCTTAATATGATGTGTTGTATTCTTTAAATCGTTTAAATATGATAATTGGTTAGGATGAAACGACCATAAATAAGACTTCTTTAGGTCACCAGACTTAACATCATACTCTTCATAAAGCCATGCTACAGGTTCTTTTTTCATCAGTATTCACCATTTTCTTTCATTTTTAACTTTATCTTATATTTACGTTTTAAAACAAACTTAGCTTTTTGATTTACTTGTCTTACTCTTTCTATTGATACATTATAAATTGAAGCTATATCTTTATATTTAAAACCATTAAAATAACGCATAAGAAATACATCAAACATATCATTTTCTGACCAAGTATTCATTAATAAAAAACCATTCTTTTTATGTGGATTACTTTTTTTCTACCAAACCATGCCTTTTTAGGCGGTATTGAATCATCATGAAAGTATAAAGCATTTGCAACCGGATTTGCATATTTATTGTGAACAATCGTATCAATAACCAAAAGTTTAGTCTCCAGATACGCCCTTTCATTAACTGGACTGTGGGACTGATCTTGCACAGCAAACTGATTATTAGAATAAACGACAGAGCATACATCCCTACCCCAACGACCATCACGAACCCTATTGCGTATAGTATTAATGACTCCAATTTTTTCCTCCAATGTTCTTGTATTAACTTCGTGATAAACAGCAGTAGCGTAACAGGCTATATCTAGTTCTAAATGGTGTATATCCATTATAGTTCTTTCATGATTTTCTTGTGTCTAGTAAACTTACACAAGAGTATAATTCTATTACAAATCTAAAAGAAAGGAGAATCGCTATGTGGACAACACCAGCAGCTACTGAAATGCGTTTTGGCTTTGAAGTCACAATGTACGTAATGAATAAGTAATTTGTTTTATGCGTATGAGGATGCTCCTAAAAAGGAACGTCCTCATCTGCACCCTCAGCAACAGGTTTAGCACGTTCTTCTTGTTTAGCTTCTACAATTGCTACAGCACCACTAATAAACTTACCATTAGCTCCTTCTCTTACCCATCCTGATAATGTAAATTCAATACCGTCTACGTTAAGTTTTCCACGATAGTCTGGTCGTTTAGGATTATCTCCTTTATCGTTCTTATTTAATGTAAACGTATTTGTGTTGTCATACTGTGCCATATACTACTCCTTTAGTTTAATAATTGTTTGTTCTACTTCTTCTAAAAACTTCTCTACTTCAACTTCTAATTCTGATATATAAGACTGATCTCTGTCAACTCTAGATATAAATAGCTGAAGCTCTGGAGGAAAGTTTGGGTTATAGCTTACGAAGTCTACCCAACTAGCACCAGTACAGGCTAACTGCCATTGCATTTGTGGTATGTATTTACTAGGAACAGACTTACTCATCAAAGTGTTTGTGTGCGTAGTTTCAATGGGACACTTAATTTCAATGAGCCCTGCATACTTACCTTCAATTTGTGCATGAACAGCGCCATCTGGACTAGCACCACTCATAGACAATACAGGGTGTTCAAAGAAACCTACTTCTGAAACAGATATATTTCTTTCTATTTCATACAGTTTTCTAGCAGCATCTTCTCTTTCAATTCCGTCTAACATAGCTTGATTAACATAACTATCACCTTTTTTACCTGTCAATCGTTCTGATACAAGCTGTATAAGATAGTTTTGACGAGATGTAGAGACACCTGTTTTAGTTTTAGCTATTACGTCACTAATACGACTAGCTGTTACTTTTCCCAATCTCTGCTGAAACCATTCTTCTGTGCGTTGTTCTATCATAGAAAATCCTTACTAGATACAGCTTTTAATGTTGGCTGTTCTGACTCTGGAATATCCTCACCACTATAAATGTATAAACCAATGCCATGTAATGCAATAGCTTTAGCCAAACAACGTTGCATAGCTGTATTAACTGCCATAGCGTCAGGATTAGGAATCGCTTGATTTCTAAAGTTAAGCACAGGTAATTGTGCAGTCATAGACTTATTAAAAGCATTGACTGTGCAGAATACCATAAGTGTTTCACCAAATTGTTTAGGTTCACCATAAGACCATGTTGCAGTTGGGTCTTGCTGTAGAAGAGTATCCACAGCCCAAGCCCATGATAAGTATGATAGACCATTCTTTTTCTCAATGTGATCTGATACATTAATCTTACGTAGTTCGTTATAGTTCATTTTTGATCTCTTCTCTTGTTGATGTTGTTGCATCATTACTTGATCGTAATGTTGTTGTTGACTCATTTTGTTTTCTCTCCTGTTCGTCATATTTATCGTTTAATTCTTTTAAATCTTTATACACTTCTTCTAGTATTGAAGATATATGTTTTAAATCATTCGCCATATTATATACCCCCAAAACACAAAAAGAAACAACCATATCAATTTATTCATATTGCACCTGCTAATTTACCCATAATATGTAAGCATAACCATATATAAGCATAAAAAACTATTACTGTCACTATCATTGTTTTAATATTCATCTTTCTCTCCTTAACTAACATATTCATAATGACCAAGTTTTTTTAAACAATCAAAAAACAACCCATCAAATACTTTTCCATCTTGAAATATAAGTCTATACCCATATTGAGTTGTAGAAATTAATTCAACATTATTAGATTTTGCTAAATTAACTATAAAATCGCATTGTGTTCCAGTCATTTTTCTCTCCTAAAGTTAAATACTACAATAGTCATTGTAATGATATAAATATGTCTGTCAAGTATTTTTAGTCAAAAAATAGTAAAAAACTAGTAAAAAAGTAGTTTACAGACGATTTTTTCTATGATAGTGTTCTTTTCTATGGAAATCTTACGTTTTATCGTTTTAGACGAATTTGATGGAAAACCATTGAGAGCCTTTAGTAACAAGGCTTCTGCTCTATGGTTTCTTGAGAATAGACCTAATTGTAAGCTCCATGTGCTAAAAAAAGTCAAAAATGTGATAAATTTTGAACAATATGAAGAATGTCTATTTTAAGGAGAAATATGTATAAAATTAAGAACTGGGAAAAGTTTAATCTCTATAGAGCTAAAAACCCACGTTATCAAAAAAAGATGACTTGGTTCAAGTTTTATGGTACAGATTACATAAATAACATAGAGATTCATAAGCTATCTTTTGAACAAAAAGCTGTTTTAGTTGAACTATGGTGTTTAGGGTCTGAAAATGATGGAATGTTACCTGATCATTTTGAGATAGCTTTTAGGCTTCATTATCCTATTGAATTTATTGATAAAATTTTAAAAGAACTATTTACTAGAGGTTGGCTAGAGGAAAACTCGCAGCCTGTTAGGATAGAGAAGAGAAGAGAGAGAGAAGAGAAGATATATGTCGTTAAAACGACTGATAGATTTTCTGAGTTTTGGGATTTATACCCTTCTACAAGAAAAGTCAATAAGAAAACTTGTTTAGAAAGATGGGCAAATAAAAATCTTGACGCAATAGCAGATGAAGTTATAAGCTATGTTAAAAAAATGAAAGATACTAAATCATGGAAAGATGGATTCTCACCAGCTCCATTAACGCTGCTTAATCAAGAACGTTGGAATGATGGCGATGTCACTCATATCCGTAAAGTTTGGGAAGGTGGAATCTAGTGAACATAGGAGAGGCATTAGAAAAACTAACAGTCAATCAGTCTGTCATTACTGAATACTATAATCAAGAATTTGCTCACGCTGAGTTCAAGATTAAGTCAACTGATATTTTTACAGATGATGTTGTTAAATACTTTAACGAAGAAATTAATTCAGGAAAATCTTTAGGTTGGGTAAAGACAGAAGATAGATTTCGTGTTCGTAATTCTGAATTGACAATTTTAACAGGAGTATCAGGACATGGCAAATCCATGTGGCTTTCACAAGTCATATTAGCTTTAATGCGACAAGATACAAAATGCTTGATAGCTTCTTTGGAAATGAGACCTGTATTAACTATTGCTCGAATGATAAATCAGACATTAGGTTCACCAGAACCAACAGAAGATTACATACGCAAGTTCTGTGAACGAGCAAAAGATAAATTGTATGTTTACGATCAGACAGGAGTTACTACTTCAGACGATATGATAGCAACCTTATATTATGGTAGACACATATTAGGAGTAGAAGTTTTTGTTATTGACAGTCTTATGAAAATGAGTGACATTAGTGAAGAGTCATTAGAGAAACAAAAATTATTTGCCGATAGACTGGCTGTAACTGCCAGAGACCTGCAGATACAAATTTTTTTAGTTGCTCATACACGCAAAATGAAAGATGAAGCCGAAATACCAGATGCAACAAATATCATGGGTTCTAGCCATATTCGGAACCTATCCGATAATATTATTTGCGTATGGAGAAATAGATACAAAGAAAAGTTAGTTGAAGAAGGTAAAACTTCAGATGATGAACTTAAAATAATTCCTGATGCAAAAGTCTTTGTGCAAAAAAATCGTAATGGTCAATGGGAAGGGTCATTCAACTTTTGGTTTAGTCAAAAAACTTTATGTTATAGAGAAGCGCCATGACAATAAATGATTTTATAAAAGAATGTAAAAAGCTGTTTGGAGATGATATACAATATAAAGCTGTATCTAAAGATGGACAAGTATTTAAAACGAAAGGATGGAGAGATGATGTTAAAGTGGAATTTGACAAAAGACAATTTAGAGAATTTAATTCACAAATTAAAAGAACTAGATTTTAGTAAACGTTGGAGAGTTACAGTTACAGACGCAAAACTTAATCGCAGCTTAGAACAAAATGAACGTCTATGGGAATTATATACAAGCATAGGAAATCATTTAGGTATTGAAAAAGATAAAATACATGAATTAATGGGTTACAAGTTTTTACGTTATCAAACAGAGATAGCTGGAATGCCTGTTGAACTTATAAAGTCAACGACAAAGTTGACTGTTTCGGAAATGACGGACTATCAACATCAAATTGAAGTATGGGCCCAGACTATGGGTTGGGGTTGGGATTATTAACTAAGGAGAGAGTTATGAATGATTTATTTGAAGTAAAAGAAAAAACAACAGTAATTACTAAAAAAACAAAGTTTGACAAAACAGAACGAAATAATTATATATGCAAGATGTATGACATTAGTTTTGATGAAATTGTTGATGAGTTTATGATTAACTTTGAAACAGACTTTGATTGGAATATTGGATTGATTGTAGGTCAAAGTGGAACAGGTAAAACTACAATAGCAAAAGAAAAGTTTAAAGATTTTTATTTATTTAAAGAACATAAATGGGACGAAACAAAATCAATTGTAGATAACTTTGATGCAAGTATATCAAATGAAAAGATCATTGAGTCACTTACAAAAGTAGGTTTCTCAAGTCCATTAAATTGGTTAAAACCATATCATTTATTATCTAATGGTCAAAAGATGCGAGTAGATTTAGCACGTTTACTTTTAGAGAAAAATGAAACAGTTATCTTTGACGAGTTTACTAGCGTTGTTGATAGAGATGTAGCTAAAGTAACTTCATTAGCTGTCAGTAACTTTATTAGAAAGAATAACTATAAGTTTATTGCTGTATCATGTCATAGTGATATTATTGAATGGTTACAACCTGATTGGATATTTGATACTAATGCTAAAAACTTTACCAGGGGGTTACTTTGGCAACGACCTGAACTTACATTCCAGCTCAGAACAGCGTCAGTTGACGAATGGAAATCATTTGCTAACTATCACTATCTAACACATGATATACTACGTGGTAGTCATTGCTACGCTTTAGACTATAAGGGATTTCCTATAGCGTTTGCAGCAATTACTCATTTTCCACACCCTAAATGCTGTAACTTTAAAAAGATACATAGAATGGTAGTATTACCAGACTTTCAAGGCATTGGTATAGGAAAGAAGTTTTTAAATGCTGTATCTGAGATATACTATAAGCAAGACTTTAGAGTATTATTAACAACTGGTGCATTAAGTTTTATTCATAGTTTACAAAGAGAGAAAGATTGGAAGCTAACAAGAAAGCTAGGTAAAGTTGGTGAAAGTAAAGGCATTCTTAAAGGTTCAACATCTAAGAATAGAGAGACAGCTAGTTTTGAATACAAAGATTGTCCTTCAAGAACTATGAACCAACCTGTTGTAGAAGTAAATAATATTCCTAATCACGATTTATTTTAATATATGATAGCTGTATTATTTGCAAGAGATGATAGTCGTTACAAAGAACTTGATGGATATGATGTGTACGATATTCATAGAGATGCTAGAACGTATTGTAAAAACTATCCTGTCATAGCACATCCACCATGTAGAGCATGGGGTATGTTAAGTCACATGGCCAATCCAAGGCCAGATGAAAAACAATTAGCATATTATGCTTTAGCACAAGTAAGACTTAATGGTGGTATATTAGAACACCCGTCTGGAAGTAAATTATGGAAAGAAGCAAATCTTCCTAAGCCAAATGAATTTCCAGATGAGTTTGGAGGATTTACAATACTAATTAATCAATATGACTTTGGTCATGTAGCAAGTAAGCCAACTCATTTATATATTTGTGGAATTGATTATAAAGATTTACCTGCATTACCTAAAAGAGATGGAGTTCCATTAAAATCTATGACAGGTCAAGTGCCAAATACATCAAGATGCACTCAGTATGAACGTGAATATACCCCAGATGAATTAATTAATTGGATGACGAAAGTATGCAATGAATTACAGAAACGCTAAATTACTTAAACTAGCAGATGGTGCACCATGTATGATGTGTTCTATGCAAGACGGGACAGTTGTCGCTGCACACTCTAATCAACTAAGAGATGGCAAAGGCACAGGAATTAAATCTCATGATTATCGCATAGCTTTCCTATGTCATCAATGCCATCACATGATAGATAATGACAAAAGTTTAGATAAACATGATAGAATAGCTGCATGGGAAGAAGCTCACCGTAAAACTATAGGTTGGCTATTTACTAATAATCACTTGGAGATAAAGTAATGGGCAAAGGAAGCGCACCTAGACCTTTTACAGATAGAGAAGTATTTGAGTCTAACTTTGATAAAATATTTAGGTCTAAAAAGAATAGTGATGATGTATCACCACACACATACGAATATGAGTTAAACAAATCTACAGGTGAAGTAGAAAAAAAGTATTCTCGTATAGATGTAATATCTCAAAATGGTAACGAGGGATTACATTATCCTGATTCTTTAGACCAAGGAACATCTAAACCTAACGAAAGTCAATTTGATGAGTGAATATTTAATGTTTGTTTTACAAATTATTGGCGTAATGTTGCCAATAGGAATTGCTTTAATTATTATACTATGTAGATTTACTTGCATTAAAAGGTAAAGAAGTATTAGCAGTACAAACAACGTCAGCAAGTAACATGAGTGCTAGATGCAAAAAGATAGCAGATCACGAAAACGTAGATGCAGTTCGTGAAGCAGGCTGGACTATTCATGTGCATGGTTGGCACCAAAATGATAAAAGGAAATGGATTTGCAAAGTGAAAGACATCTCGTGAAAGAAAAGATATTAGCTTATCTTACAGAGCCACGAACAATAAATGACATTAAAGACTATATACAATCTAACTATCCATTTACAAAAAAAATATTAATGGATATGAGAGATGAAGGCACAGTTCACGCTTATAAAAATAGTCAAACTAGACTTATGAATTATTACATTCCTGAGCCACATCCTTTACAAACGATATTTAAACATGAGGCTAATTTTACAAGTGAACAAATAAAAAGTGTTACAACTCATAATGCAGATACAGCTAAACATAATCTACAACACAAGACTACACAAGAAACTTATGGAGAAAGCGTAGCATATACGCTAACAAGATATGATTAGTATGGAACGTTTATTATCTATTATGCAAGACTGGAGTGTATGGATGAAGTCTGATAATCATAAACTAGGTTATCCATCTAAAAGCATAGGACTATCTTCAGGGGGAGAGTCAACTAGCGAGGTATTTGAAGAAATGTGTTCAGCTCAAGATATGTCTAATATACGCACTATAGACGTTATTATTCATAGTCTGCCTAAAGAACAACAAGATGCTATATACGCTAGATATTTAGACGCTAAAAAGCCACTTGCATATCCATATAAACTTGAGTTAGCATTTGATAATTTAATAACAATAGCGAGTAAACGAATAAACGCATGATGTTGTTGAACAAAACTATGAAAGTATGATATAATAACGCTTGTGAGGGCATTGTGTTGCCCAAAGAAACGTAATTCTACAAAAGCCTGACTGCATCTCTCCGTGGTTGGGCTTTTTTCTTTTATATGAAACTATCTATTTGCGAACAATGTGGTGAACCATTTGATTTCACCGAATACTCTTTATGTAACGACTGTAGATATGATCACAGATTTATTAAATTAAGGAAACATTATGAAGAAACCAACAACGAAAAAAGGCAAGATGGCGAAGATGAGCAAAGTAATGAAAGAATTTAAAGCAGGAAAACTTCATAGTGGTAAAAAAGGTCCAGTAGTAAAAAATCCTAAACAAGCTGTGGCAATTGCCTATAGCGAAGCTGGTATGTCTAAAAAGAAAGGTAAATAATTATGCCAATGGTCGGAATGAAAAAATTCTCTTACGATTCTAAGGGAAAAAAAGAAGCTAAAGAGTACGCAAAGAAAACTGGTAAGAAAATGGTTGCTAAACCTATGAAGAAGTCTGCTAAACGTGGCAAGTAAACCAGGTTTATGGGCTAACATCCATGCTAAGCGTAAAAGAATAGCAGCAGGATCAGATGAAAAGATGCGTAAACCAGGTACAAAAGGCGCACCTACAGCTAAAGCTCTAAAACAATCAGCAAAGCCAGTTAAAAAGAAATGATTAAAAAAGGTAAAGAAACATTTTCAGGTTATAATAAACCTAAGAGAACTCCAAGTCATCCTACTAAGTCACATGCAGTATTGGCTAAAGAGGGTGACAAAGAGAAACTTATACGCTTTGGTCAAAAAGGTGTAAGTGGTGACAAAACAAATACAGATAGAGCAAAGTCATTTAAAGCAAGACACGCTAAAAACATTGCAAAAGGAAAAATGAGTGCCGCTTTTTGGGCAAACAAAGTAAAGTGGTAATTTGTATAGCAAATTTTAACAAAAATGCAATACTACAGCGTAGCTTATAATAAATGCAACACAAAGCACTTTGTATATAATATTTAACGATTTTTTACACACAAATGGTAAAACTAGACATATATGTAGGATATGATGGCAAGGTAGAACCAATTGCTTATCATAACTTTTGTCAGTCAGTTATAGAAAAATCATCTATACCGGTAAGTTTTACACCATTAGCACTAAATACTTTAAAAGACTACAAAGAAACACATAAAGATGGTAGTAACGCATTTATCTACTCACGCTTTCTAGTTCCATATCTAAATAACTTTAAAGGTATCGCGCTATTCGTAGATGGCGATATGATCTGTAGAACAGATATAGCAGAGATACTAGCTAACTTTGATAATGACGAAGCAGTCAAAGTCGTAAAGCATTACTACACAACAAAGCATCCAGTTAAATATCTAGGTGCAAAGAACGAAGATTATCCTAAAAAGAACTGGTCAAGCGTTATGCTATGGAACTGTGGACATTGGTTAAACAAACAACTAACGCCTAAGTTCATACAAGAAAAGACAGGTAAATACCTACACAGGTTTGAATGGCTTAAATATCCTGAAGAACAAGTAGGCAAGCTATACGAAACATGCAACTGGCTAGAAACAGAAGACGAATACAATCCAGATGCTAAACTAGTGCATCATACATTGGGAACACCATGCTTTAAAGACTATCAGAATACAGACTATAGTCAAGAGTGGTGGGACTGCTATAAACGAATGATATATCCTTTAACAGGAAAAGACAAAGAAAGCGAACTATGAACTTCTTAGACTATTTAGTAAATGCTATGACAGGTGGTCAGCCAACTCAACAAGAGTTGATGATGCGCAAAATGGCACAACAAGGGCTATTATCACAACAAGCACCAATGCCACAACCAATGCCAATGCAATCACCATATATGCAAGGTTTAACTAACCCAGGCATGACTATGCAACAAAACTATATAGACCCAAGATTAATAGAACAAATGTATTACAGAGGATTACTAAGTAAATAAACAAAGAGGGCAACCAACCTAAGGGAGTTGCAATATCATGGCAGAAAGATTAAGAAAACGACATCAAGACGAAGTAAGAACTAAAATACAGACAAGTCAGCTCATAAATGTCTTGCAAGATCATGCACTTAATGGTCAAACTGAGATACCACCTAGTCGCATGAAAGCTATAGAGATACTATTACGTAAATCATTACCTGATTTATCATCTACTGAGATAAGTGGTGTAGATGGTGGAGAAATCCCATTAGGTATAGGAATCAACTTTGTCAAACCAAACGAT